ACATCATCTCTGAGATGCTTTGCGGAAATACGTTATTGGTGTTCCTTGGGGGCATTAGATGAATCGTTCCTCAGTCAATCGTATGTATTCGATACCTTCTTGAAGTCTGCGGATCTTTCGCAGATTAGACCAAGATAAACCGGTAAACGCAGCGATAGTCCCAAGCATCAATACTTCGATGATATCAAAAGCACTCATACAAACTTGTCCTCATTGTTGTCATTTAGCCAAGCTGACTTCCATGGCTTCCCACGTTCGGTCTCAGGGCATTTAACAGGATACTCTCGCCACATGACCCCATAACGGCAGCTATCAAGAGCGTGGTCGCTTTTTGTGCCTGCGTCGAGGTCTTCTGGATCTCGTGGATCTGCCATTGCGGCAGTGAGTTCTCGGATAAGGTTAGGGCATGCGCGTCTAACAATTTTGAAACGAGGGTAATGAACGCCATCCTTGACACGTTTACCTGCCAACCATTCTTTCAATCGGCGCCAACCAGCTTTCCTATCCTTGACAGCTGGAACAGCTGGTAGATTACGACGCCACCACACTTCTACTGGATACTCACCAATGCGTTGCTCGTGGTTCTTAGGAGGGAAAGTGTTAGCCCAGTCAAACGCAATTGCTTCGATCTTAGTACGCCAAGGGCCGTCTAATTTGTCGGAGGCAACAGGCTCCGCCATCTTATGTTCCTTCAGTAACTGAATCAGGTCTTCGGCCTGCTTACTGCTAACACGTCCTGCCTCGTAGATCTCACCAATGACATATATGTCTTCATTCTCGTCAGATGCGTACAACAAGGTAGCCGCAGGCGCTCCTGTACCAAAGTCATGCGATGCCCAGACTCTCCACCATGGTTGCACATCTACACTGTCGATAACGTGCCACGGCTTACCTGAAGAGTCATATTCTTGGAACTCAGGGAAGAACCGGCCACCAACACCGACTTCGTGCTGACACTCACGTAGGAATGAAATTACACCGTAGTCATCAATCTCGCGTTGGCATACGCTGATGTCCTTATGAGACCAGGTTGGTGTGCCGCCTGTAATCTTGTAACCAGTACGTCCGTCCTCACGCTCAAACGGCTCGTAAGTTAAACCCTGTACAGCCGGTACGATTGGACTCTGCACACGATACTGCAACATGTCCAGCTCACCGGACAAGACCTGCCCCATCACACTGTTAGCATGGATCTTGTTCTGAACAAAGACTATCGCGCAGTCTGTCGATTTAGCCGGAAGGATCGTTTGAGTAATCGTCGATATCTTTTTATCAACGCGGTTAACCGAGTCGTCCAATTCATCAATGTCGTCCAAGATAATGAAATCAGGACGCAAGTGATCGAGCTTGACGCCGCGAGCGCCAGTATCCAACCCAAATGCCAGAACGTTGAATCCATTAGCAGTCCTGAGTTTAGACGCATTCCACCCCTTCGAGAATCCATACTTATTCAAAGCCCTTTCGATCCCACAACGCTCCATTGTGTGACCGATGTCAGATACGTGTCTATCAGCTGCTTCTTGCGTACTACATACATACAACAAGAAACGTCGCGTACCCTTTACTGCGATACGTGCAGCAATGTGTTCCATCGTAGTAGACTTACCGCCGCCACGAAACCAACACTCAATAAGCGCGGGTGGTGCAACGCCTGGCGTTATAGCCTCCGCCCATTCCCAAGCTCGCTCATGGTGCGCGCCAAGGCTACTAGACATAGCGTGTGGGGCATATGTCCTAAGCCACTGTTTGTAATCTAAATTAGCACCATCCACAGCGAACGCCCTCCCGCTATCATAATCACCAGTCTTGATAACGTCTTCAATCTGTCCATCAAGAGCTTCAAGTAGGGCTAAGGCTAGCGGTTTATCGCTACGTGTGTACTGTTTAAACTCGTCACTTATATTCTTACTGAATCTGCTTTGGGCCATCGTCTTCTCCAACTACAGTTGCGTCAATAATCGGTTCAGGCTCAAGTTCTTGTGAGTACATGCGCATCAACTTATTAATACCGGATCGTATAGCAATCAACTCTTCTTGGTCGCGCACACTACTTTTGACAACCTCGACAATCTGCATTACAAGCATCATGGCCTGGTTTGCTTCTATAGTGTACGCCTTGGTTGCCATCATCCGTTGTTCTTTTTCAACTAGGTCAGAACGGCGCTCGATTAACTCAAGGACGTCTTTGGAGGCAGAGTATTCATCCATGCGTTCCTTGAGGAGGTCACCTATCTGTTCAAAAGCATCGATGAAGTCAGGGCTGCCAAGCTTAGACTGCGCTAAATAATATGCTGACTCAATTTTACGATATTGCTCTAAACCCACACCCTCTGCTGCAGCTTCTGCTCGAACGTCAACTAAAGCTGTAACATATGCAGTATCATCACGAAGGCTGAATAAGTCTGGATCATCTCTGTATTTATCTACTTTATCTAGTAGCTGCGCGCCTACTTTTTTAAACCTAACTCTATCCCTTTGAAACAAGTGGTTTAAGTACTGTGGTTTTTCTGCTTTAAGTAAATGTGTTTGCCCGTGTGCTGCGCAATACTTCTGATCTTTCAGTGCAGGATTTTTACATTGCCGGCGTGATCCATCAGTTGTAATCAACGCTTCACAACATTTTGCATAATGGCCACCAGCCAGGCGTTTGTATACACCATCTTGGCGCTCAACGTATGACGGGTCGTCAACTCCTTGGGAATCTAGCATACTGCAAGTATACTGGCACCATGTCAAAAACAAAGCCAGATCATTATCGTAGTAGCAAAATTGATGCCTGTGATGTTGCTGATGACTGGATGCTAAATAGGTGGCCAGCTGCTGCACTAAAGTACGTTCAACGTGCTGGCTCCAAACCTAATGAGTTGTACGAGGACGATATCCTTAAGGCTATCTGGTATCTAACTAGAGACTTAACTGGCGACAAAGTTATCTGCGACCAAGTAATAAACATGATCGCAGATAAAATTCAAAATGTCAGAGACCAAGACCAGAGCGTTTAGCGCTTGATTTAACTGCTCCAACCAATCCTTTTACACCGCTTTTAACGGCATTCTTTGTTCCGTAGAACGTAGCACGTTTAGCAAAGTTACTAATCGCTGGATTTCTCGATCCTATAGCAGCTTTGACTCCCATACCTCCAACTTTAGCTAATGGGATTGCACGTAAGATTGTGTCATTTGGATCCCATGGCCTTACGGTAGTGCCAGGCACGGTTGTCATACCGCCAGCTGAAAAACCAGGGTCTCCTCGTCTAGCAGGCCGAACATTTTGTATACGTGCATTCGGCGATAACAACGTGGACATTCCATTAGGTCTTGAGAAATCACCTCTTGAACCATGCGATGCAGCATACTCTTCTGCTTGATCTAATATTTTAGGGTCATACCCATATTGGCGAGCTTGATCAATTTGATATGCCAATTGCATAAAAAGCTTAGGGTCACGTGACTTTGCTTTTACTATATTATTAACAAGGTTGTGAACACTGTGTCCAGCAATTCCCGCTCTTTCATCATCTGGAGACATACCGGCTGGCATAGGATTACGCCAGTCTGCTGTAAGTCCAGCAAGCATTGGATTGCCAGCAACAAGCATATCCATTAATGGCGCTTGTGTGTTAGGTGCTATTACATTATTTACGTTACGCCCTAATGCGCGCGTGTAGTAACCAGCTTTTGCTGGCAAATCACCTAAGGCGTTCCATCCGCTTTTCAATCCTCTTGCAGTACCTTCGTAGGCTGAATGACCTACATCGCCTAATAAGCCAAATATGTCACCAACAAGCCCACGCGTTTCCTGCAGAGTTGGCGCACCACTGTCAATATAATTAGGATCTTGCGGCATTTGCGTTCGCCTTCATTTCAGACATAGATGTTCCAGCAGGATACCGACCACGATATGCTTCAAGCAAAGCTTTACCACGTCCAGGATAACGCTTCTCGTAATCCTCGGTTACACCCTTATCTTGGAAATCTCGCAATGATGTTTGTTTACCAATCTCATCATCATACTTTCGCATGATTCGATTACCTTGGTCTTGATCCAAACCATCGCGTTCAAGCATTGCTGCTAAATGCTTACGTCCAACCTTAACGCCTCGCTGAACGGTAGCATCGAAAGCTTCTCCCAAGTATGACTTTGTGTCGCGTACAGCACGTTGCTGGTTACGCANTTGACGAGTCAAACTACTACCTTCACCACCACCTCGGCTTGGTTCACTTGTACTAGCGCGATAACCACTAGACTCACTATAAGATCGTCTTTGTGGTTCAGCTGGCGCAGATTCGGAACGGTTACTATTAGAGTTTACATTGACGTTAAACTCATCAGACTGACGTTCATATTGTGGCTCTCGTTGATAAGCCATCATTGAACGACCAGGAATTTTTAGGTCTTCAAACTTTGGTGGCGCGGGTACAGTTTTTACACCTTGACGTCCACGTAAAAGGCCAGCTCCGTAGGATATCGCGCCTGCAACAGGTACAGCAATTGCCGATGCGATAGCCAACTTTTTGTGCTTACCAGCAAGCTTACGGGCAATGTCTGCAGTTTTACGAACAGCTTTAAGGCCTATTGCACGGTCACGACGAACCAAATCAACTAAACGTCCAGTATGCCTTGCATCCCTTTTTTTTGCTTCTTTCAGCCGTTTTTCTAAATCTTCAATTACACGCGTACCAGCACGTGCTGCACGTCCTGCACCTTCTCTACCAATGGACGCACGATCATCACCACGAAGGCTACGACCAGCAGGCCATCCATCTACTTCACGCGGCGGAATACGCGATGCTGCTTCTTCG